AATCAGGTGGTAAAAAAGGATTATCAGTTGATTTAGCTTGTATTAATCTTGTGTCTTCTTTTGCTTCTTTCTTAAATGTTTTATGAGCAAAGCCAAAACCCTCTGGAGTTGTAGTAACAAAGAACTGCTGAACATTGCCAGAACGTAAACGTGCAAGTGCCATATTCATGGCTTGTTCTGCCTCGTAACTTCCAACGGTATCTGCTTCATCAAAACCAATTGAACATAAGTTTTGGCCCCTTAATCTTTGATAATTCAAAATGGTTCTAAACAAAATTGTATGGCTGCCTTCTTTGAATTGAATTGTTAGCTCTGGCATTGGTGAAGCTCTATAGCTGAAAGGGATTTTCCACTCTTCCAACATCTCAAGCATTGACCTATGCAACACATCCCTCAACATTGTGTTTGTCGGTTCAAAGAGTGCTGAAACATAACCAATATTTTTTGCTGCGAGGATCACACTTTTAGCAATTAAAGCAACAGTTTTTCCTGCACCAAAGCCACACACCAGAGCCAATTTACGGTGGCTCAGGTCTTGGCAAAAAGAAGCTTGATGAGGTAGCAAAGTTTTATAAACCGTATTAGTTACTTCCTCGGCTGTTGGTGGAGCATAAAAAACATCTCTTTCAGCAAAAGCCATCAATGGCTCATTTTCACAAATACCTGTAAGAAGATTGCTCAACTTAATTCAAACCTCAAAAGTCTTGCTTGTAATTCAATCGATTTCAAAGCCGCCTGATGATTACCACGTTTTGCTGCTAAATTTTCATAATTTTGCAAACGAGATAAAGCAGATAATAACCAAGTAGGTCGTTCAAGTTCAGCATCTAATTGCTGCAATTTTCTAGCTCTAGAAATATAATTTTCTGCCATGCGTAATTTAACACCAAAATTCTCCGCACAGTATTGAACCACTTGCGTTTTGCTGCTGCCATTAATCAATAAATTGTAAACAGAATTAACTCTGCAATCTATTTCTCTATCAGTTGCTTTTTTAGCCATAAACAAAATATAGCTTATTCATTGGATAAAGGTTTTAAATCAGCTTCCTCTGCTGCATTTAATATATCAGCAATTCGAACTAAGTACTGTGTTAAGGCAGCAACTAATTCAGGGTCAAGACGTTTTTTTTCTTCTAAGGCATTATCAAGGATTGCATCCGCAACATATTCAGATTGAAGAAGAAGAAGGAAAAGACGATCAACAACAGGTTTATTTTTAGATGAGACACACATGAGACAACAATGAGATTAACAAGGTGTTCTTACTGTGCCCACCGTTCCCTTTGATCCCATATAGCCCCTATACGCCCTATACCCTATATATATAATATATATATATATATATATATTTATAGGAACAGAGAACAGGTAAGCACAAGTATTGAAGAATAAAGGGTTTTCAGCGTTCCCAGTAAGAGAACAGAGGAGAGAACAAAATCAAGCGATGTGTTCCCACACCCATTTGGGTGTTCCCTCTATTCTTTTTCTTCTTCTCTCATATCCAAGCGTTTTAAGAATTGATGAGACTTGCATAACATCACCTTTCTTTTGAAAAGATTTTGGTTTTTCTATTGCTTCAGTTAATAAAAGTTCTATAGTGATGTCTTTAAATTTATTTAGTGGAGTTTGCAGGTAAGTAATTATGGGTTGCATCCAAGGCGACTCTATGAGGTAAGAAAGATTATCTTCAGAAACTTTTTGTTCTTGCTTAGATGTTAAATAGTGAAGCTCTTTATTTTTATAAGCTATAAAAGCAGCAGACCAAATCGAGTCTCTTTCAATTTCGAGTGAATGAAAATCAACTTGATTTTGTAAATCAGTTTCACAAGGTATAACCCAAAAACGTCTGTTGCCAGTTTCATCAAGCAAAAAATTATCTGTATTAGTTGAGCCAACAATAATACCTCTTCTTGGATGCTCTTCAATAGCTCTGCCATAAGGAACTCTAAAATGGTCTGTTGATCTTGATAAAAATGATTTTATAGAACCCGCTTCTTTTTTTGTTGTCACTCTATCAATTTCTCCCCATTCGCAAATGAAACTTCTATGTAAACAAAGCACATCATCTTTTGAGGAAAGATCACCAAGGGAATCATTAAAAAATTGACCGCCTAATATTTTCCAAAAAGTAGATTTACCTCCACCTTGTTTCCCTTTTAGTACTGTTGCATAATCATGTTTACAACCTGGTTCCATAACTCGCCTAACTGCACCTATTAAGGTGGCTTTCATCATTTGATCGTAAATCGTGGGCTCTTTAAGTGTTTTATCTGATGGTCGTAAGTAAGTTGAAGCAAGTCTGTCAATGTAAGTTGGTTCAACATTTTTTGAGACAGATTCCAAGTAGTTTCTAACTGGGTCAAATTGATTTTCATAACCAACTTTTTGAATACAATCAACGGCTAATTCTTTTGAAACTTTGAAACCTAGCTCTGCAAGAGTGAGATAAAACAATTCAATGTTTTTCATTGTCTGATTATTCATCTCAACATTTTGAGTAAAAATGTTAAATTGAATTTTGTCTTTTTGATTTCTTAAAAGTTCAACTAATTCAGTGGGTGTTAGTTGTTCTAATTTTTTAGGAAGAATTGAGGTATCGTTATCTTCTTTTTTTTGCGGAACTAGAGAAGTTGGAAAAGTTTTTGGTGGAGGTGTCCAACCGTCTTCTTTAGCATACTTAACTAATGTGCCAAGGGAAACCCCCGAACGTTTTCCAAAAGATTGCCATTTTTTTTCACATTCACCGTCATTAAAATTTGAAGCTTGTTTAGAAAGTTGAATCCAATCTTTAAGTAAGGAGTCTGAACAACTATGAAGACTCATACCAATTTGAATCCAAGAATCATAATCATCAAGTCGTGAAGGATTAATGGATTGAAGTAGAGAACGTGCTTTATCTATATCCGAGTCAATAACTTGTGGTGTAATAGATGGCTTTTTAGGATCCATCATTTTTTCTAGCAGACCGGTTGGTGCTGTCGCTAATGGAAGATCATCAGGTGATCTGTTGTTCATCCATAAATAACCGTTTGTTGTCGGATGCTCCCCTGCTACAACGCTTTGACAGCGATTCCATCTAAGTTCAATTTGCTCATGTGATCCGTCTTCTGTAATAACACCTGTTTTGTATTTTTTAGTTTTTATTTTTGACCAATATTTTTCTGGTACTTTAAAAATAATTTGAAACCTGCCAACCCGTCCACTTGTTACCATCCAAGAAGGCGGAAGATTTGCAATACTTAAATTCCATTTTGCTAAAAGATCAGAACAAGATTGCCCGTCATGATCTAAAAAAAGTAACCCACCAGATTGTTCACCAGCGACAACGCCAATAGCTTTTGCCTTACCGGAATTTATTTCTTGAGCAAGTTGTGATCTTTTTAAAGGATTATTTTGCCAATTTTTTTGATAAGGTTGCTTATTAGCATTGACAGCAACATATTTCCATGAAGCTGGAAGACGAAAGAGTTCAGTTATTAAGTCCACTTATTTATCTATTTATTTGAGACTCATAAGCGTCAAGCTCTTTTCTTGTCATTGCATGACGAATGATTGTCCTGATAAAACCAGCTCTAGAAAGTTCAGGAGGTTTATTTGTGTCAAGCCATTTAATTTGAGATGTTGTCAACTGAGTGTTGATTGTCTTTAATTCTGTGTCTAAATCCACTAGGGTTGCTTTTGTGTTGAATATGTGTAAGATACCACCAATTAGCCCCGTGTCAAATAAATGGAACCACCTGTCGGAGTTAGCAAGGAAAAGCTTGGCGAGTTGTACGTAAAAAAGGTATGGGTAAAAGTTAAAAAGTTATTGCCTCCATCAACAAAAATGCTATTAGACCAGCAAGCTGAATTTCAAATGTTAGTGGAAAAAGATTACAGAGTAGGAATAGAAACAGATCTAGCTGTTATATCAATTAGCCCAAATTGGGGAACGATGGTAGCAAGCCGCATAGATATTATTGAAAAAGCTTTTTATGACGTAAGAGGAATAGAAACAGAAGTAATTCTTGTAAAAAATGATTGAATTTAGAAAGTATCAAATTGAAGCGGCTGCCAAGTTAACACGATTGGTGCAGAATTGTGAATTTGGTTATTTATGCGGCGAATGTCGAACAGGCAAAA